AACCACAACCACAACCACAAAAACAATCACAACCAAAAGCACAACAAAAAGCAAAGGCAACCCCCGTACAAAAAGAAGCAACAGGCTCTATGTTTGTAGACTTCTTAAAGCCACAGGTAGGATATAATTATAAAAATCCCTTTGGTTTTTAAAAAAAATCTTTACTTTATTTATAAATGGAATACAAAGAATTAACTTGTTATATACCAAAAAGTGTTTATAAAGACACACATCGAAAAAGACAAAAACCAAAAGATAGAAATTGGACCAATGTATATTGGTACAGATATGGTTATAGACATAATTTAGAAAAACAAAATGTAATTCAAGTCTATGCTGGACACAGTTTTAACAAAAACACATTATATAAATGTGCTGAAATAAGCAGAAATGATGCTATATTTGATTATTATAAAATATTGAAAGAAGATATTCAAGAAGACAATATCCTTCTACCTAAATTTAATTATAGAATAAAACCTAAATTTGGAACTGAAGTATATCGAGACCCGCCATTGGTTTTACATTTTGATTAAATAAATTTTTTATATAGTAATTATTATATAATATGATTGGTAATAGTATCGAAGCATTAGATGAAGCTAAACGAAGACTAGCACAGCAACAATTCCAGGATACCATGTTAGAAGTCCAAGAAGAAGCCCAGGAGAAAACTTCATTATTCGGAGATATAGAGAAAGGAGGAGGTACGGCTCTTGGAACCATCGTAGGAGTACAGGCTTTTGGTAAAAAACTAAAAGATTTAAAAAATAAATTTCAAAAACAAAATAAAACAGATTCTAATGAAAACGAGGATGAAGAAAATGACCCAGATAAAGAAGTGGATGCTGAAGAACTTGGAGAAGAAACTGAAATTCCAGATATTCCAGATATTCCAGATTTTCCAAGTGGTGGGGCTCAATCAGCCTTATCAAATGCTTTAAATGCTGGAGAATCTTCTATGACTCAAAATGGTAGAGGTTTATTAGATAATTTAATAAAAAGTGGACCTGATTCATTAGATGAAAGTCAACAAGGTATCGAAATGACTGATCTAAGACCACAAGAACAAGAGATGATCGAGATGGGTCCTGAAGATTTACAATCTAATTTTGGAGGTGCTACAGTAACTACAAGGGAAACCGCACCATTTTTAAAAAGACCAGGAGAAGGAGCAGGTGGTCCTGAAGATGGCCCAGATGGCCCAGGTTTAAATGCCGTAGATGAAGATACAGAAATTGGAGAATCCGTATCCGATTTAACAGATACAGCAGAGGCCACATCGTCCACCACAGCGGGTACAACAGAAGCTGGAGCTGATATAGCTGGAGATATTGTTGGAGAAACAGCTGGAGAAATAGGTGGAGATATTGCTGGAGATGTTGCACTCGAAGCTGCAGGCACAGCCTTAGATGCTACAGGCGTGGGAGCAATATTGGGCGTAGTGCTCCAGGGCATTGGCATAGCAGGTGCAGCAGGTTCAGTTGGAGCAGGTATTATAGGAACAGAAGAAGCACAGAAAGAAGAACAAACTCAATCTACAGCTGCAGAAAAACTAGAACAAGCAGAAGAAAGAGCACCAACTGCTGTGGCTGGAAGGATAGCTGCACCTGTATCATCAGCTCTTCAGCAAATATCATCAACATAATAAATAATAATTAATTTTTTATTTTTAATTTAAAAATTATATAAAAAAAATAATATATAATTATATATATAAAAAATGAATACAAGTAGTCAAATCGTTTATGAGGAAAGAAATAGCAATGTTGGATTAGGGGAAACAATACGATTCCGCCTTCCCAATAATATTATGCTTTTAAACACACAAGAAAGTTATCTTCGATTTAATTTCGTAGTTGGTACAAAAGGAAAACAAGCAGGATTCGTTAGTGGAGATGAGGCTGATGAGGCTCACTACCTTCCCTGGACATTTGGAGAAGGAGGAGCATATAATTTAATAAAAAATTTAGTTATTCGAGATTACACTTCAGGTATAACTCTTGAAACAATTGAGGGTTATAATCTTTTAAACAGAGTTCTTGTGAATTATACAAAAAATGAATCAGAAAAAAACTTAGATAGATTGTATTGTGGTGCTGACAATGAAAAAGTCCGTGCTGTAAACACTCTTACAAGAAGAACCGTAGCTGGTACAGGAGCATCCACCGCTGGAGAGACACAAGAAAACATGGAGATTGAAGTAATCCTTCCATTGAAATTGTCTGGTATTTTAAATAACGCTCAGCCATATCCTAATGCTCTTGCTCCACTTGAGGTAGAGATTTTATTGGAAGACGAGGTATACAAAGTCTTACATGTCCAAGGACAACAACTTGGAGGAGAAGCTGCAAACTTCGAAGATAACAAAGATGTTCAAAATGAAGTTGCTGGATATCAAAATGACACGATCACCTATTGTGTTGATGGTACACCAAATGGAGCTCAAACAACTGTGGAAATCTTGAGAACAACAAATGCTGGAAACGATAACATATTTACAGGAGATTTAGTTGCTAGTGAAACACCAAACTTCCCATTCTTTAATGGCCAAGCATGTATTATAGAAACATCTAGTGGAGATGAAGAAATAGTTATAAATAATATTGCTTTGGATGGACAACGATTACAGTTAACATTCGATAGCGTAACTTTTACTAACGTAACGGCCTTCCCAAAAATCTACGTGAAAGTCCCAGATAGCAGACCAACCTGTACATTAAGTGAACTCCAATTAGTATGCGGTGTAGTCACACCAGAAGCTAACCAAATGACTGCTATTGAATCAGCTGTAAAATCAGGCCAAGGATATGGTTATGCTTACAAATCATTCCAAGACTTCCCAGTGAATAACAATGCCAATGCTTTACAGGTATCAAACCTTATCAATTGTCGACTCAGAATGTGTAAAGCTATCTTGTGCTTTTGGGAAAACGTAGGAGGAGTATACAAAGTTCAACAAGACAACTTGCTTCCAGATTTGGATTCATCTGTTGCTCCAAAATCTTATCAATTTAAATACCATGGTTTATTAACACCAGCAAGAACTGTTGACTTGGCTCGATACAACAGAACCAGAAACCAACCAGGAGCATGGGGTGCTGTCCATATTAAAGAGTTAGAACAAGCTCTTGGATGCTGTGGATACCCTGTCAAAGATTTGAGTAATGTGGACGGTTGCCTCATGTTTGGAAGAGGCCTTGTCCCAGTCAAATCAAGTTATGTCGATAATTTAGATGACAATGAAGAAACACGATTGAATATCAAATATTCAGCTCAAGGACAATCTTTATTACAACACAACTACGTGTGCCACAACAAAACATTTGTTATAAAATCATCTGGTAAAATGGTTGAAGAATAAATACCCCCCTTTTATTTAAAACTATTTTGTATTTTATATTTTTTTTATTTTCACAAAATACTTTTTTTGTAAAGTGGGTTAAAAAATATAAACCATTTAATTGGAGAAAAAAAACAATAAATTTTAAATTTAAAAATATATATAAAAAAATATATATAAATTATATATATAAAAATGTCAAACAATGTAGTGTCAATAAGCAAAGCTAGAGTTTTTCCAATTAACTCCCGATCGGCGTATTCTTTTAAAAATGGTAATGCTACTTTAAATTTTGAAATAGCTCCAGAACAAGCTAAAATGATGGATACCAAATCCTTAAGACTTAACTTTATGTTAAATGTATTAGATAGTGCTACCACACGAAATGGTCAAACACCATGTAGACCAAATAACCAAGACACAGCTGGTACTGGAGCAAAAGATTGTTTAATGGATTCTAGAATTGGAGCACATGCTGTAATTGATGTACTCAGAATCTCTAATTTTAAATCGGAAGTCATCGCTGAAATAAGAAACTATGGACACATGCAAGCTAGTGTTATGCCAGTCTTAACTAGTTTTGACTCTTATAAAAATTGGGGTTCTTGTAAATCAGCAAGTTATGCCAGAGAAGACACACAAGGTTTATTTCTAAATGGACCAATGGCCTGTAGTCTTGAATTAAAAGCAGGTATCTTAAATACTGGAGTACCATTGTCCACTTTGGCTACAGACGGATTGAAAATTCAAATTGCTCTTGCTTCTGATAACATGGTTCTATTTGATAACGCAGGTGGAAGTGCTGCAGCTGCAGATTGTAGTTATGAACTATCCAGAGTTTCTTTGACATACAATTGGTTGAATTTAGCTTCTCCAATGATGACTGATTCACAAAACTTACAGTTTCCAGCATATTCATCCTTCACAAACATTATACAATCCAGTGATGACCAACAATCATTGATGATGAACTTACAATCTGTTCGATCAGCATTTACCAACTTTATCAAAACCAGTCATTTGAACTCCTTTAATAGAAACAGTTTCAGAACAAACAGATTACAAAATCTTGCTGGAGATGATGTTGATATCAAACGATATGTCCATCTTAGAAACAATATCAAACAACCTAAGAAATACGAAATTAATGAAAATATTGTTGTCAATAACGGAGCTTATGAAGCTCAACTTGGAAGAGAATACTTGGATTGTTTCAGACCATTTAACCAAATCGCATCTACTTTACAAAGTCCAGAAATTATGGGATACAAATCTGTTGTAGCTGACGATTATGACCACCCTGATGTCGAACCAGTATATGGTGTCGGAAATAACTATGATATGTTGTTTGTCGGAGCAGGAGCTGAATTCAAAGATAGTAGTTATGCTCTCAGAGTACAAAGTAATCTAACAGACAGCACAGCCAATACAAGTTTCACATATGCTTTGTCTAACCAAGGTTTAGCTGTCAAACAACAAAATGTTCAACCATTGATGTAAAAAAAAACGTTTTTATTTATTTTAAATTTAAAAATATATATAAAAAAATATATATAAATTATATATATAAAATGATGGAACAAGCTGATGAAATTAAACAACTCTTAAAATTGAATAGTAAATCAAACACAGGTAGAGTACGAATCTACTCAGATGTACTCGAGCCACAGCAATCAAGTCAAAACTACGCAACCTTCAATATCAGACGAGAGGGTATATTAAGTAATGATTCCAGATTAGTACTTCCAATTTTTGCTAGTAATGATACCACTAGATTGACCGCATACGGAGGTGCATATGCAGTAATCCGTTCTGCCACCCTGAGAACAAGTACGGGAGTTACTGTTGCACAAACAGAAGACTGTCATTACCTAGCATCTATCAGAAACCATTATGTCTCTCAAGAAACCAGAGATAAAGTTGGCCGATATAAAAATGGTACATACAATGTATGGGAATATACCGATGAAACCACTGGAACATTCACTGGTAAATATGGTTTAGAAAACAATGGAGCAGGAGACCAACATGCTAGACATCGCCTAGGAGAAACAGCTGGAAACCGTGTAGAATATGTTATCTCTATGGGAGATTTATTTCCTGAATTATTTCCATATTCCATTCCATTGTTCGCTATCGAAGGTAATTTACAATTGTTTTTAGAATTCTCTGATAACGGTTCAACTGGAGAACGAGCTGTATCTAATGACGGTACTGCTGGAGCAATTGGGGATGTCACAATTGATTTACAAAATCTTAAATTTATCTCAGACCATATTCATTTTGATGCTGGTGTCATGGATAAATTGATGGCCGTCACTAGAACTCAACAAGGTATGTTAGTACCTTTCGCAAATTACAACATGGTTAAATTTATTAGAACTGCTCCAGCAAACCCTGCTGCAGATAACAAAACGGATGTACGATATCAAACAAACATGGCTCTTTCTGGAGTTCGCCTTAAGCATATGCTTATCCACAATAGATTGATTGGAGCAAATGATGAACCAGCTAAAGGAGAAAGAATTGGAGGTAAATTCTGTTCATTCGATTCACACGCTGGTGTTGGCGGACAAAGAGTTCAAGTCCAAATCAACAACCAAAACTACTACACCCAAGATTTAGAAACACAAGAAATGTTTAGAGAACTCGAAGATGTATACGGATACGCACCATCTATTCCATACCCAGTCTACACTCTTATTGGTAGCGTTACGGATGGTTCAAAAGGAGACGGTACGAGCTTCTATTCTGAATCCAACAGAAGATTGATTACAGATGATGACTTTTACCAAGTCCCACAAAGTGAACTTCTTGGTTCAGCTAATATCATAGGTGTCAACTTCTGTAATCCACTTAAGAGAGAAAACACTGGATTCAATGGAGTTGAAGTTGGCTCAAGTCCCGTATTGTTGACTTACGAACGAGCTTTCACTGATGGATATGCTCAAAACGTCGAAACAAGAGTATTTGCTTGTTGTGAACGAATCATGGCTATTAAAGATGGTAAAATTGCTGTTAACTTTTCATAAATCATATAACCACTGAAATTATACACTAAAATATTGATTTTTTTATTCTTATTTAATATCTTATAAAACTATATAAGATGCAGACACAGAAAACTTTTATCTTAGAATGCTCACGTATAAATAGTGTTGGCGTGATCGGTAGCGGGGAAGATTTTGAAAATAAGTCATCATGGACCAATAAAACACCACCAATAGTTTTAAAAGCAGGAGACCAAATTAATCTACAGAACGTATTGATAAATATTCCAGGGGCAGATACTAATTCAGTTCAATTTACAGGTAGAGAAACCACACCAAATTCATCGATACAAGATAATTTTACATTGATGGAAATAGGATACTATATCAATCACAATGGTATCTATACAGCAGGATTACCATTGGTATATCAAAATGAAAATGGTGATGATTTTTATAAATTATCATCAGTAGAAACAACTACAGCACAAGATCCAGATTCTGGACAGACTGTACAAAATAATTTACTGGGTTTTTTTGTAGATTACCAATATTTTCCAGTATCACCAAATGTGCAAGAAGCAATAGATGATATTAGGAAAATAAAATCAGCAAATCCATATTCACCAATAAATGGAAAAAAATTTGCTAAAATTCATCCAAACTGGTATGGTTGGGGCAGACCACAACAAAATGGACATTTAGGAGCCAACACTGAACCATTGTTATTAAGTGAGCAAATACCTGTAGCAATAGACGCAGGATTCAATAGTCCAACAGCAATAGCAGACAAAATAACATTAACAATGGGTAAAACAAATCCCCTGTTCAGTAGTGATATTTTTCAACCAACAGCAAAAGAATATTTAGAATTTGGACAACCATCACCACCACCTGAAAATCCAGATGTATTTCAATATAATTTCAATGGATATACGTATAAAACAATCACATGTAATCTACAAAAAGTGAACGATTCCCAACATAGAATCTATGGAAATATTGCTGTAGATGACCCTATGAGATGGAAACATGGTATAGATATAATACAGAATACAATAACAGACGCATTACAAAATAATCCGTATATCAATCCAAATATCCAGAATCACAATCTTTTAGAAATAGTTTACCCCGTAATAATTTGGAATCGATTTATAGGAAATGACCCAAGTATATTTTCAGTTGAATTTGATGCTGGGCAATATAGTAATTATTCACCATCTAAAACAATTCTAAAACTCGATGCTGGAGACGATAGTATCATACGAACACAAAATTTTAGTGGTCCATACGCATCGTTTAATGATATATTGAGAAACGTCTATACCACTACAGGCAACGGTGGTATGTTATATCCAACGGGTGCTAATTCATTTAAAGTGATTCGAAATTATCAAGTAGGAACCAATCAACATGACAGAGCATTATTTATAGATAATGATGACCCATCTCATACTGATATAATAGCGTGGAATAGATATTACGTCATCTCAGGAACATTCAATGGTACGGAACACCAGATATTTAGAACTACCGATATCGGACAACAACCAGGAGCAGATGGATATTCTTACAGTCCTGTAGGGGCAGACGAATATTTTGGGTTTATACCAGACAGTATCAGACAAATGTTAGTTGGTATTCAGGAAGATGACCCTATTCTGGTTGGAGATTATTTTGTTCAAAATTTATTAACAAATGATTCAGGCGGAGTTATAGATGGCGGAGAATATACAATAAGTTTTTTACTAGATGCTCCAGATTGGACAAACATAAGTATTATTGTAAAAGGATTAGTTGGTGGTGGATTACCAACCACAACATTTAATTCTAACGGAACACACACATTGACATGGACATCAACTGTCACCAGTACCTCAGAAAATGCTGTGAGACTTGGATTTTCTTATAATGGAACATCATCCTATGCTCTTATATCAAATATATCAATAATACAAGACCACCTAAATACGGAGGAAACATATACATTATCATCTGTATATACGGGTGCTACAACAAATCCAGAAAATAATAAATTGTATTCTTATGAAAGAACATTTGGTGTAGCAAATATAAAACTCACTTTGACAGAGAATTCATTACCATCACAAGGTTCATATGTAGGTGTAGATTATAACAGAGAATATATCTTATTAACCAAGGGAGTAATATTTTCATCCGCAGGGAATGTATTTTCAGCAATAACAACATTGAATAATCACGACGCCAATGTATCATTGTTTTATAATAATGAAGACCCTGATTATACATACTGGATATACCAAACATTCTCATCACCAACCACATGGTATGTAGTAAGATGTTCAAAATATTATGGTGGTGTGCCAGAAGATGGAACTGAAATAGGTACTATAGAAAGCAATATAGCAATAATAAAAAATACCAACCGAAACGGACAACAGTTCTATGATTTTAGTCTGGGTAATGGATGGACAGGGACAGTTAAAAATATTTTAAAGAACATACCAAATCCATTTGACGCCACATCTACATTTACATTTGACCCCGTAGGATGTGATGTTCATTATACATATCATTCACTGAATTCTTTTGATTTTGAGTATATTGCGAATCAAACACAAACATGGAAATACGTACAAAGTATATTAAGAGAACCTGTTGTAGCCAATGAAACATTTACAATATCATTCACAATATCGAATTTAACAAATCCAGGACAACCAATACCACAACCATTTCGAATAATAACAAGTTATATAGAAGGTGGTGTGAATTATAATCCACGTGATTTTACTGCTGAGGGTGATCACAGTTTTACTTTTACGACAACACAAGGTCCACTAAATCCAGCAATACCAATCTATTTTGGATTTTTCAATACTCATAGTGTGTCTGGACAACAAGACCGAATCAGTAATTTTAAAATAGAAAGGTCAGATGATGTCAATATAACAAGTTTAGTATCACAAAATCTACCAAGCGTCACCAGTGGCGGGACAACATATGAATACTTTGCTTCATTTTCAGCACATGATCGAATAGGTACTTTCTTTCCATACTTTTTAGGATTGGTTCCAAACCCATCAACTGACGAAGAAATATTGGGTACAGCAGGTATATTACTTTGGACAGAAGATGGAGGTAGTACATATTTTACAGGTTCATGGGTGTACAACACAGCAACCAACACAATAGGATGTTTTTCCGATTCATCATTTGCGTTGACAGCCAGTGGAGGTCCTGTGGTACTAACAAATATAGTTGAATATCCAACATCTATCGACCAAATTGTACAGGGTGTAACATATTCAGTACCTACTGATGGACATCAATATGGAAATTCATGGGATTTGTTTGGGACAACAGCGACCGTTATAGCACCAACACAAGTATATTGGATGGGATACAATAACGCAACTGACCCTAATGATGCTGGAGTAATCACGCAGGGATTTGTATATGATAATGAAAATGATACATTTGCGAATAATAATGGAACAAAGTGGAAACTAGAAGATACAGCAGACCCAACAGAATCAATAATAAAAATAAGTGATGTAGCTTCAGGAACAATTATACACAGTTTCAGTGCT